AAACCGTTTACCGATTCTGCAAAGTGAAAATTATTCATTTCAATGTCTGCCATTATAGATACAATAGCACCCGAATAATTAGCAATAGGATAAACATTGCAAGTCAACTTACCATTGTCAAGTAAAAATTGTTTAGCCTTAGCTGAAACATACATAACACATTCTAAATCTTCTGGCGTTCTGTGATGAATAGATTTGTAAGTTTTGAAATTAGTTTTTTCTGCTGACTGTTGACCTTTCCAATTTTCAGAATAATAGAAGTGAACAAAATCCTCATCGTTTCGCATTAATTCTGCATCAAGCACATCATACTCCCAAAGTCCTGAAACAATACTTTTAACACACCTAATATAGAACTCATTTTGTATCTCGTTATCTAAACAGCAAGCACTAGCAACTTCTTCAAGTGTTAATTTAGCTTTACCGTTTTTTTTGATTAATTCCCATTTCGCTAAATCATTACCTTTATATTCAAGTCCTCCCGAAGTAATATATTTTACTTTAGAATTAATTATACCTGAATGTATTGGACTTTGATAATAAAGTGAAACAAGGAATTGAGGATATAAATTATCTTTACCCCATTTAATCCAAGCACCTTGCGATTTAGTTTCGTATGGTTGTGGTATCTCAGCTTCTCTAAATATCTGTGATACTACATTAGCTTTATTTTCAGTACTCATAAACTTTATTGGTTATTTGCGCATCATACGCTATAATTTCTTCATCTGTATCGAATACTCTAACCTTACCAATCTCTACTCTAGTCCCATCAGCAGGATCTACACTCGTATTGTCTGGCATTTGGTAGCATTCGTATTGATAATCTCCTATATTTGGAAATTCAATGTCATCATTTACACCCTCAGTTAGTGTAAATTCGTTGTATCTGTCAGTAAATGCACTAATATCTACCAATTGCAAAGCACCTGCAACTGTATTGTTCTGTTCTCTAGTGAAAACAAATAGCCAATTACTCGGTATCGATGGATTCGCTAGTTCTGACAATGTCAATATTAGCGTGTTTGCTTGGTTTTTTATTATTTTTAACGTCATTTGCTGTCTTAATGTAACCTAATTTAATCAATAAAGGTCTATTTGCCTCGTTGTTTTCTATGCAAGTACCTAACTTTTTTACAAAAATTTTCTCCATTCTACAAATTTAATAAAAAAAAAGGTAGGTTGTTACGCCTACCTTAATTTATTTTTAGTAATTTACTAAGAACCAGCTTCTAAAAGTGCTAAAACAATTACGCTAGATACTTTAGGTGCTTTACTTTTTTCTTTACCTGTGAAAGTTAAAGTATTACCGTTCATATCTTCGTAGTTAGTTCCTACTGCTCTCTCATCGATTAATTTAGCACCATTCTCTAAGAACAATACCTCATAAGTTCCATCGTTTAATTCAAAGGCAATAGTTGTTCTACCTTTACCAATTGATTCGATGTTATCAATCATTCCTGCTGTATTACCTGCAAGTACAATAGTCGCTGATTGCTCACGTCCATAAGACGAAGTTTCTCTAGCACCTACTGCTGTATCTGTGTATGTTGATGTTCCGAGTTCAAATTTAACTCGGTAAGCATACTTTCCTGCATTTAAAGTTAAAGCAGAAATAGTTCCGTTCGCAAAAGTCAATGTATCTGTCTCAGCAGTTGACCAAGCAAAAGCTTGTGCAATACCTCCTGAGGTATCGCACTGTAGCTCAAAATCATTTAGTATTTCGCACATATTAAGATACTGCTAATTGTAAACGTGTAAAGTATTGTCCCCAAACAATCTGTGTCCCAAGTCTGAATGAAACCTCAGCTTTTAACTTATCGTTGTAGTCATCGTATTTGATGTCGTAAGTCATATCTGACATTGAATCAACACCTAAAAAAGTCAAAGCTAAAGGAATAGCATACATTTGTGAAGTAGCGTTCAACTCTGGCAAAGAAATAACTTTAACATTAGTCAAAGGTAAAATAAATTCCATTGAAGAACCTACTGCTGTTGGTATAGGTAATTGTGAATAAGGATTAGCTTGATTCCAATCTTCCAAAATCAACAATGCAGTTGAACGACCTGTGTAAATTGAAACTTCCATTTCGTTATCAAACAATTCAACAGGAATAGTTTTGAATAAACCGTAAGCAATATTGTATGCGTTAGATGCTGTGATACTTGCCTCAGCACTCATGTAATCAACTACATCAGTATCATTATTGATACGATAAACCAAACCATTCATTAAAGCTAATTCAGCATCAATTGAAGTAGTGTCTCCTAAGATAACTAATCTTTGTGCTTTTCTCTCTAATTGTTTCATCAAGTAAGCCATTAAGATAGTTTCCAACTCAGCAGGTAATTGACCGTCTTGAGTTTTTAATCCTAATCTATTTAATACTTGTGTCATTTTAGTATTTAAAGTTTCGTTACAAAACTCAATACCTGCATACAATGGAACAGTCGTTAAATCTTTTTTAGTGAAGATTACTGAACCATCAGGACTTGGTGTACAAGCAACTTTAGCTTGAAGTGTTACATCTGCATTCATTAATGCAATTTCCTTAGTTCCTTTTACATCTTCTTCTAATGTCATAGTTGACAAGAAAGATGAATTTTCAATAAGGTCTGCAATTACAGATGGCATTGTGTTGTCAGTCCAAGCTGGCAAACCTGCTACGTTCCATGCAAACTTTTCAGCTACATCAACGCCGAATTTTTCTTTGATTGATTGTCTTAATTTACTCATTTTTGTTTGTTTAAAATGTCTTTAATTGTTAATTTTTTTTCTTCTCCTCCAACTATAACTGGAGTTTTTACGAACTTGCTTTCTTTAGCTTCTTTAAGTTTTGCCAATTCAGCAACTAACTCAGTGTTTTTTGTTTCAATTGCTGTAAATCTTTCGTGCGTATCTTTCACAAATGCGCTCATAAGTGTAGCAACTTCTTCTTGGATAGTTGGTGTTTCATCGTCTGCCATAACTTCGCCATCAGCGATCATCATAACAATTCCGTTAGCATCAACAGAAATAGCTTTTACTGTTCCATCTTCAAGCGTAACTTGGTAATCTCCTTCAGGTGCTGGCAATTCAGTTCCATCAGTTGTGATAAATACCGCTACACCCTCAGCAAGTTCTCCCTCATAACTAATCTCTACACCATCGGTAGAAACAGCCATAGAAAAAACAACCTTAACAGGCTCAGCTTTGGTTAAGCCCATAAGCTCCCAAATTGATTTTGTTTTTTTACTCATTTTATCGTTTGTTTTTATTTTTACTAAATCTTTAAAAAAGTTTCCCTCAACTGAGAAACCTAAGAATTTACCATCTTTAACATTATTCCAAACTTCATCATTATCAACTTTGTAAGATGCTATCCATGTACCATCTTGTAAGTTTTGATTAGCAAATACTTGTGGTACACTTGGGTTTTTATCTCCACCTATCTGATAAGATGCAACCATATAAACGCCATCTTGCACTCTATTAGCATCGTGCATTAAGTTTACATTGTTGTTGTGTTGTTGTTTGTGGAATTTGTTTTTAATCTTGGTAATTGATTGCTCATCAAATAAAACATAGTGTTCTCCGAATGTACTATCACTTCTATAAATTGGAGTGTTAGCCGAAATCATTACACCTGTAACAATTCTCTTTTCATCGTTAAATGAATAAGCTAATGCTTCTTTACTGAATGCTATGAATCCTTTTTGATGCGCAGGACTATCTACAAAGGCGTTAAAATTAACACCTGTATCATCGTCATCGTCAATTGAAAGTTTATAAAATGGCAACATATTTGACAAAATTAACTACTAAGTACTTGACTTGTTGTTAATTTGTATTACCATTATTTAGAATTGTTCTAAATTAGTCTAATTTTTTACGAATATACCGAACCATATCAACACTAATTTTAAAGTCATAAGCCACGTTTTCCATAGCTTGTAATTTAGAATCGTTCTTAATAAGTTCATTTATGTATGCGTGGTAAATCTTACGCCAAGATTCAATGTGCTTACTAATCAATCCCTTATTGATTAATTCAGTAAGCACTCCCTCGTTGTATAAGCTGTCTAATTTTTCTATTGTACTCATCCGATTGTCGATACTGCTTGTGCTTTTTTAGTATTGTTTTGAATCATTGAAATTTCACTATCTACAACATAAACTTTTTGAGCATTATTTTGTAATCCTGCTGTTAAGTTACTTTGAGTTTGGTTTAATTGCGGTGTTGCAGTAGTTGTTTCATTTGAAGTATTGCCACCACTTCCACCGCTTGAAACAGATGGAGCAGAAACAGAACCACTAGCACCAAGTATAGACTTAGCTTGTTTAGCGGCACTTAATACAGATGCTAATTGTTGAGCATAAAATATTGCAAAGGTAGCAACTTTAGCACCTGGAGGAGCAGCGAGTGCGGCTGCTTGTGCAAGTCTTAATCCTTGAACAAATGAAACCCCAGTATTAATTGCTATTTCAGCAAGTGCAAATGCTTTACTTGCTTTACTTCCTTGTTTAGACAAGTTTGATATTGCACCAAATACACTAGCAGTAGCAGACAGTAACGCTTGCCTACTTGCTTGGATTGCTTCGTTCTTTTGTTTCTCAGCTTCTTCTTCTTCTTTATCTAAATCAATTGTTTTCTGTGAGTATTCAGCTTCAATTTTATGACGTTCTCCTTTGGTTAATTTATCATTCTTTAAAAGTTGATCACGTTCTATTAAAGCTAAATCTCTTTTGAGTTTTTGTTCAGCTTCAAAGTTACCTTGCATTTCTATAAGTTGCCCCTCTAACATTGCACGCTTTGAAACAGCTTCCTGTTCAAGTGCTAATTTTTCTGCATCCGTTTTTTCGTTTTGTTTAGTCTGTATAAATTCAACTTCTAAATCGTTTAATTCGTTCTTATGTTTTAAAGATAATTCTTGTTCAAGTTGTGCGTTTGCTCCGTACTTAGCTATTAAGTCTTGGCGTTCTCTTTCTTGGTTTGTGATTAATTGAATACGTCTTTTTTCTTCTCCATCAACCATATAAGAAATAGATAAGTCTTGCGTAGTTCTTTGAAGTTCCAAAAGTTTACGTGCATCTTCCTCTTGTTTTTTAAGTTCTTCCTCACGTTTCTTTTGTCTAGTATTCACATTATCAGTATGTGACTTGGTAGCTTTCTTTTCAACTTTTTCGACTTCTTGAATTACACCGCCTTGCTTAGTTATGCTATCAATTTCTTTTTGAATCTGTTTGTCTAACTTATCAAGTACAGTAATTTCTTTGTCTTTAGTTGCTATGGTAGCTTTACTTTTATAGTTTGCTATTTCTTGCGCATCAACTCCAGAGTTCACAGCACTAACATAATCAAAGAAACCTTTATTTTGTCCTGTTTGTGCTTTAACCTGCTCTTTAATTTGCTCTTTAAACACTTCACTTCTTTGACTTGCTAATGCTTCTTGTTTAGCTTTTAAAAGTAATAGCTTACCATTTAATTCAAGTGCCTTATTTACACCGTTTAATCCATTCTTTTCAGTATCAATGTTAGATAATAAGCTAGGATATTGTTCTTGTAATTTCTTAACAGCCTTTATTTTATCCTCACGACTTACATTCTCATCGTTTAAAGTGTTCTTTAACCTATCAATTGCTGATAACTCACTAGATACACTATCAATTGCTGTGTTAGTTGCGTCTGTCATTGCTTTTTGGCTAGCAGTTGTTGCTCCTATCATCTCTGATAACTTATCAAAGTTTGTGATAAGTAGAACAATACCAGCTACTACCGCAACTATTGGAACAGCAAGCATAGTAAGTCTTAATGCTTTCATAGCTGTACTAGTTCCTTGTGTAGCCCAAGTATAAGCAGTTTGAACTGTTGTAGCTATTTTAGTCTGTGTATTCTTTAGAAATAACAAAGCTAAACTTTCTTTCTCTAATGCAGTTCTAATTTGTTCAAGCCCGTTAAGTAATGTCGTAACAGCTTGTAACTTAACCATAGTTTTTTCTAATGATTCAGATTGCATTCCTGTTAATGCCATAGCACCCTGCAATGCTCCATATCCAGCAGTTATAGTTGAACCAATTTGTAAAGCACCTTGCAGATTTTTACCATCAGTACCAAGTCTTGTTACCTCATTTTGTAAATCCCCTAATTCGTCTTTTAAATCTCCTGCACGTTTTAGTGCTTCTTGACCTATTATAGACGTTCTCCCTGCTTCAAGTGCAATACTTTGATATTCTTTTATTGAACGTGTAAGCTGCCTTACACTCATTCCACCTGCTTCAATCTTAGAGTTTAAAGCTTCAAATTTACTTCCAACATCTGAACCCATTTTTGAGGTCGTTGTGGAAATAGACTTTAACTCATCGTCAATTTGCTGTAAGTCTTTAGCAGTCGAACCTGTATCAACTCTGGTCTTAAATATTATTTCTTCTGCCATGACTTATAAATATTCTTGAATTTCAATACTTGCTCCTGTGATTGCTCCATTCGTTAAAACTCCCGCAGCATTTCTAACATTCAAAGTTAAACTATTAGTACCAACAGTATAATTAAAAAAGTAAGGAGTTGCATTATTGTTTTGAATCAATAAAAATACTTTGTCAATATCTGTAAAAAATCCAATCGTATCAAGTGTATAAATTCCAACTGCTGAATAGTTCCAAGTTCCTGCTAAATCATTTTGAAATAAATTATCTTCTGTTGGTGCTAATACTCCTGTTTGTGAAATCTTAGCCTTGTATAATGTTGTTGGTAGTTCTCCATTAGCATCAGTAATGCCTACCGAGTTACGATTATACATCTTACCGCTATCTAAGTCTTGGTAAAATTCCCCCTCAAAAATATCCGTTTCTAACCAATCCCCATTACGAGGGTCTAAACTTACAGGAATCGTTGGAACTCCACTCGCTTGCTTTATTACTAACCTTGCATTTTCATCATTCATATCTAACCTTTTTTTATTGGTACATTAATACCGCTACCTAAGTAACCACCATTTATAACATTAACAACTGCTCCTGTGGCTTTGATTATTTTTATTAAATTATTCTTTCCTAATGGTCCAATAACTGAATTTGTTACAGGATTACTAGCCTCAATTATCTTTATCAGTTCAATTTGTGTGCTATTTGCCACGTCTGAATCGAACTCTTTAACCTCATTTAGTCTAAAAAGTACACCATTTAGCATAATTAACTTAGCGAAATCAAGTGTATTTATTTGCGCATTAGTTAATTTGGCATAACATTCTATAATTTTACTATCTCTACCTGTTATTTCCTTTATAAATCTCTCATGATAACGACTAAATACGTTGTCAGTTGTTACAAAGGTACTACTATTTCCATAAAATATACGCTTTGGTAGTTCAAAATTTAAGTCAAATGTAGGGTTTTGATAGTTATCAAAGTGATGTACACTAGGATAAGTTGTTCTATTTGATTGTCCTGAGCCTGTAACGTTCTTTAACTTCCAATTACCACTCTTTAATCCGTTATAAAAGTAAATCTTTGGCTTACCTTTAAATGGTTCAAAAACGTTATTATTAAACTTTACTATTCTTGGTAGTACAATATTTGAGTTAGTAATCTGAATTGGTACTGCTTGACCGAATGGTACTTTATATTCTCTGTCTCCTGTTTGAAAAGTTGATTGTACTACATACTTTTTATTACCGTAGTAATTCCCAAACTCATTTACATAAAATTGATTATCATAATCGTCCTGTGGTTGAAATTCAAACAAATAGTTTTTACCCTCAATTGTTGAAGATGGAACTATTTTAAATTCTTTGTTATAATCGATTATGTTAGTCCAATCATCAAAATCATTTGTCGCACTATAATAATCTGATAAAGGTTCTATAATCACATCTCCATAAATATCTGGATCACTTATGTAAAGGTTAAACATTTTAATAAAACCTGCTAAGAAGTCACTACATTTTAAGTCTGGAATAACTGTTGAAAGTTCTACATTGTCATTGTCAAGTAAAGCTACATTTAAAGCTGATACGCTAACTGTTGCATCAATTAAGTTTTGAGTTTCAACTGTAACTGTTCCCTCCTCTTCATAAGTTAGTGAAGTTTGAATAGTTAAATCAAATGAAATAACGTCTCCACTATTACAGCTTAACGTTTGATTGAAAGAATAAGTTTGAGCAATTAAAGCATCTGATAATTCAGTAAAAGAAACGGTATTAACTATCGAACCATTACGTCTAATATCTATACTAACTAATCTTTGAGCATCTATTAACGTTGGTGCAAATGATGTTGTAATTTGTTGCTCTATTGGAATAGATGCAGTAAAGTTATAAGTACCACTTTGATTTATTGTAATAAGTCCTGTTGTATCATCATATTGATTTGTTAAGTCAGATGTTACAACCTCAGTAAAGTAAGGATTTGAAAAGATACGATAATTCTCAGTAGATGTATAGTTATAACCATTTTCATTTACGAATGATGTTATCTCAGCTAAGGCATAGAATTTACCTGCAAAAATAATCTTACGTTGGTTAAGTTCTGTTAGTGAGAATGATAATCTTTTACCACCCTCAAATCCTAATACCATTTTTTTAACCAAATCAGAATCTAAGAAAGCACTTGAAAATGATATTCCTGCAAGTGTTAAACATTTTTGTATAACTTCACGAATATAAACTAATGGGATTAGATTATTAGTGATAAATGTTGTTGGTACTGAATTGTAACCATAATCTACCAAAGGATAAACATAGCCGAAACCATTAGGAACACCAGCAGTAAAGTTAGGTGTAGCAACTCCATTTAATATTACAGATGTTGCAAATGAATTTTCTATAATAGTTCTTGTTAATAAATGGTCATATTCACTCCAACCTAACTCACTTACTTTTAAATCAGCAAGTATAAAGAAAATGTCTATAAAGTTTGAGAATAAAGTACAATTGAAAACATAAGTCTTATTAATAAATACAACATCATTCAACTGAAGTAATCCATCAAATACTAAAATACTATCTTTGTAATACTTTGCAGTAACTCTTTGCGTTGGATCGAATGTAAATCCCACATCAGAACCATCAACATCACTTAAAGTAAGCGAATAAGTTGAACTAAAGAAATTCAAGTTAGTTTGTTTACCTACTATCTTAATAGATTTAGATAAGTTTCTTTTACGTTTCTGAGGGTCTTTAATATCTGCAATTGAAAACGATAAAGGAAAAGCTATATTGCTATCAATATCTAACTCTACACCATTAACTACTAATCTATTACTCATAAGTTAACTGATTTGCGAGTGTTAGACTTACTGAATTGTATTACCTCGTTAAATAATTCCTCGTATAAATCCTGCTTAATATTATAGCTTGAATTATCTACTACTATTTGGTAGGCAGTTTCTAAATAGTTAGCTACAACTACATAAGGACTTTCATAAATTGGCACTAAGAAACCTTGCAGAGTTTCGTTAATCCAACCACTTGCTATTTCTCCTTTATCTTGCATAGTCTTAACGTATGCTCTATTTCCACTCGTTTGCGCCGAATAAATAAACTCATTTGAATCACTCCATGCACCGAACTGAGACTGATATTCTAATTTCTGAATGTCAGTCTTAGATGTTATATTGTGCAGGAATGTGTAGTTATCATAAGCACCGTATTTATTTAACCATACTAAATGACTTGGATTGTCGCAGTCTCCGATAGTTAGTAAGTTATATTTAATCGGTGCAACTATCGTAGTACTTCCGATTGTTTCAATTACACTTACCTCAATGTAACTTGAACCACTTAACGAGAATAAACTATTTAGATTAATCTGAGTAATTTTATAAGTATTAGATATTGCATTTAAAAGAGGTAATCCAATTGGAACTCCTAATACTGAGAATCTTTGTATCTGTAAACTTAAATTACTTGTTTGATTTGATATAAATTGTAAATAGTGATCGTGGTTAAAGTTAAAATAATTCTCAGTAAAATCTGTAAAGAAATTAGAAATATAAGTAAGGTAATTATAACTAACGAAATCCTGCTCTGATAAACAAGCCTTATAAACGTTCACAGTTGAACTCGTTGCATCAGCTTGATTTGTTGGTGTTGCTCCGTATCTTTCAATCACTTTTACATAAGCAGTTGATAAATTACTAGCCGATTGAATTGATGTACTTGTAAGTTGCGCACTAGGACAAACAGCTTTTAATCTTTCTGATGCGTCAAAGTGTGAAAATGCGCCACGTTCTGGAAACACCATGTGTCTTGAATCTAATACTGCATTTATATAAAGTTCAACTACATAACTAAAGTTTGGTTGTGATGTTTGATTTGAACTCCAAGTCCATGTAATAGGATTGTCAGATGGTGTGTATAATTGTGGTTCTGCGTCTATTGTTACTGCCATGATGCTACTATGTTTATTTTAATTGCTTGCCCTAAAAGTTCTTCTATTGGTTTCTTAAGATAACTAACAATTTTTTTGTTAATCACATCTGAATAGAATGGTTTAGGTGCTTTACCGTATTTTTTAATGTTTGATTGAATAGCCCAAGCGTATTGGTCGTATGTATCAAATTTATCGGGTTTAATTAATCCACGTTTTGGAATCCAATTTAAGATAGCTTGATGAAAAGATACTCCGCTACTTCTTTGTCGTCCCCAATTTGGCGCACCATGATTAACTTCTTCTCCATTAACCCCATAGTTTATAAACTTCCAATAGTCCTCAGCTTCAATTCCTATATTAACTTCACTTCCTACGTGTTCAACTTTAGTAGGCTGTATTGATTGTGATAATCCAAGCGATTTAGTGTTAGCATTATACTTGACTAAGTTTGCTCTAAGTTGGTCACAAATATCTAACATAAGGTCATGCAATAATAAATCCATTGGACTATCTCCTTTGTTCTCTATTACTGAATCAGCAAGACCTTGTGTAGTTATGTTGTACTTATCAATCAACGTTTTATCCTTTTAATCTGTGCGTTCTTTTTATTAATTTTATATTCTCTAAACTTACATCTGTGGGTAAATGTAAAAATATTCCACATAATGACATCTTGCAAATCTACTCTGTAAAATTCTGCAACTTCATAGAATGCCTCTTCCCAAACATATTTAACAATCTTAGTGTCCTCTTTCTTACCCTCTCCTGTATTTCCAAGTTTCTTTTGTATCTGTACAATTTGCGCAAAAAAAAAGAGCTTGACTGCATAAATGTTACTAATGGGAAATGCTCTTTAAAGTCTTCCATTCTATCAGATATGAAGTGTTTTAGATTTCCTGTTTCGTCAAGTTCTGAATAGTTGCTACCTTTTGGAATGTACATTAAACAAGCAAGTCTAAGGTAGTCATCTTTCTTTGTTGCTCCAAAGTCAGCATGCCAACCTGTAGCAACTCTATTAGGATTAACCATTTCGTATAACTTGCCTTTTATAACTAATTCTTTTGGTGGAGTAGCCTTTAGATTAACATTTGAGAATAAGTTACAGCAATGTATGTAAATCTTATTTAAGTCTTTTAAATCTAATGTTCTAGCAACGTTATAGCTAATACCACACATAACAGAAACAAAGTTTAATTTAATATCCAACATTTCCATATCATCAGTAATCAAATCAAGGTCGCTAAACCTATCATCTGTTAACGCTGGTAAATGTTTGATGCGTAAATCGTTTATACTTTTAGGTGCTTTTATCTCCATTTGTCCTGTATTGCTTTAATTTTTATTTGTCGTGCTACCTGATTGATTCCTTTGCCTAAACTCTTTTGTAAATCATGGCGTTGATAGTTGTAAAGATACTTATCAATGTAACCTAACTTTAAACCTTTCTTCAAGCATCTAAGATTGAAATCATATTCCTCAGCGCAAGTTAAATCTTCATCAAACAATCCTACCTTACTAAATACATCAGCTTTATACATTAGTGTTCCACCGTGAATAACATTCATCTTAACCATTTGCTCTAATGTAGGTTGTTTAATTCGTGGCGTTTGTCCCTCAGTTCTTGTAGGGAACACATTGAAAGCATTGCCGTGAATAAAATCTATACCTTTGGTGAATGCTCTTAAACTCCATTCAATAGAGTTAGGAGTTAACCAATCATCATCACAAAGGTATTTGATGTATTCTCCTTTTGCTATTTCAATACCTCGATTAAGATTATAGCTAACATTATTAGTCGATTGACTTAGTATAACTTCAATCTTACCTTTTAATGTTTGGGCGTGGACTGATTCAATAGCCTTATCTACGCCTCTATCAATGTTGTATGGGATTATAATACTAACCATTTCTCCTCCAGCTTAACAACCATACTTTAGGACGTAGTTCTTCTCTATGTGCTGATGTCCAACCCTCAGTAAAATGCTTATCAAAGTCAGCTAATTGTAGTTTAAAAGTGTGAAACTCATCAACTTCAATATCTATTCCTGTAAGTACGATTATGTTTTTAGTAGCACAAAGTTTGATATTCTCCATTGCCTTATCGAAGTCCTGACAGTTATCTAAAACAGCCATAGCGCATACTGTCTCACAACTATATTGTGTTACTTCATCATTCTCAACTGCTACTTTAATCGTGTCATATCCTTTAATCGGGAACGCATCAATACCGATATATTCTGTATAATCTCTTAGGCAAGTTTTTAAATGTTGACTACCGCAACCAATATCTAAAACTGATTTACCATAACCACATTTATTTAAGTGAGTAGCATAATCACGAACAACATTCTCCAACTTACGATTGTCGTCATCGTGTTGCTCTACTGCTCTCCTACTCCTTAAATTAGCTGTGGCTAACTCCCAATCTTCTTTAATTGCTTTCATGAAATTAACTGTAATATCCTTTTCCCTGTTGACTTAATGTTATGATTCTCAAACACACTAGGCAAAGATATAGTTTTTTTCTTTAATAATTCAAAAATACTTTTAAATTTTGTTTCAGTATTTGCAATTAAAAATGGATATTCTCCATAAACATCTGTGTAAGCTGATTCGTTAATGTTGTTTGTTACGACAATCGAACCAAGTGCAGCAGCATCAAAGGCAGTTACTCCATGACAACCGAATGGTTTATTATCCTGTTCAAGGCAAAACATCTCTACATAGATGTCACATTCACTCATTCGCTTAATGTTGAACTGATGAGGTACTATCTTGCTATCTATTCTAATATCAAAGTCGTTCTGATATGGTTCAAGTAATTCCCTAACTTTATCCGTACCTTTATTGA